GGGGGGGCAAATCGACGTGTCGAAACGTCTCGGCTGTATGTGCTGTCCTCTCGCCTCAAGGCGCAAGCGCATTATCGAGTTTCAGAAATATCCCAAGATAGCAAAGGCGTATCTCCGTGCGGGGCAACGATTTATGGAAACGCATCCTGACAGCAAGGCGTGCCAGAGGTACGACAATGTTTACGAATGGTTCGTTCGCGACGTATTTTACAGCTCCAATGCAGATTGGAGCAAGGTAAGCACAGGGCTGTTCGGTAAGCCGGACTTCAAGAAATTCTTGGAGGACAAGTTCGGTATTGACTTGACATTATAAACAACACAAAACAATAACGATATGGCAAAGATTATTTATTTCGGGACAGAAGGCAACGGGCGGGCAGGACACTACCCTATGGGTATCGACAAATACCTTACCCTCGAAGAATGCAAAATATGGACTGAATGTGACAACGAGACGTGGATCAATAACATCTACAAGAATCCCGGTCGTCACTTGATAAAACATCACGGTGTTGTATATACCAACTATGCCGTGCCGTTCTCCGTAGATGATGAAAGGGGTGGGTCGCATACTGAAGTATTTTGGGAAGGAATACACTCCGAGGAGGAAATGATAGAGCTTATTAAAAGCAACACTTTCTTGAAAAAACAATTCAAAATGTAAGCGACAATGATAACAATAAAAATCAAGACATGGAAGGACTGGAAGAAGGACTTCATCGATTGGGTAAAGGAGCCAGGGCGCAAGACGTGCAAGGAGTATGTGGACTATATGGAGGCTTTACAAAAACAGACTCTCTACCAAATAATAGAGGACACTTGTGATAAATACAACAATATGCGTGAGGATCAAATCAAAGACATCACAGAAGCAGTAGAAAAATGCGTGGCTGCTTGTGCTGAAGAAGCTCGCAAGTTAATCGATGAATGTCAGCCCGCAAAATTCTTCTAAGACTGGAACATTCATTATAAGCAACAAAAACTCTACACAACATGAATAACAACATAAAAAGAAAGGACTGGGTAGGCGGCTCGGCTGCTGTATTCAAGACGTTGGGCGCGAGCAATCATACGGATGCGGATAGACAGCGTGAGGATTACTATGCCACTGAGCCGAAGGCTACGGAATGGCTGTGCAAGCTGGAGAGGTTTGAGGGCAGGATTCTTGAGCCTTCGTGTGGCGAGGGCCACATGAGTAGAGTATTGGAGGCAGCAGGGTATGACGTGGTGAGCCGCGACCTTGTGGATAGAGGGTACGGCGAAGTTGCCGACTTTCTCTCTATTGACAATATGGAGTGGGATGGCAATATCGTGACTAATCCACCCTACAAATACGCACAGGAATTTGTGGAGAAGGCTCTAAGCATCATTCCCGAAGGAAAGAAGGTGGCGATGTTTCTAAAGCTGACTTTCCTCGAAGGCAAGGGTCGACGCGCTCTCTTCCGTTCTACTCCCCCCATTCGTGTTTGGGTAAGTTCATCACGACTGAAATGCGCCATGAATGGCGACTTCGAGGCTTACGGCAGCAGCGCCGCGGCTTACGCCTGGTTCGTGTGGGAGAAAGGATATAAGGGCGAGACAACTATAAAATGGTTTAACTGATAGAAAAAAAACAATAGAGCATGATAGAACTGAATAAGATATATAATGAAGACTGCCTGGAAGGGATGAAAGCCATTCAAGATAATTCCATAGACCTTGCAGTTGCAGACCCTCCTTACTGGAAGGTAATTGACGAGCAATGGGATTATCAATGGAGAACTGAGAGCGACTATGTGGAATGGTGCATTAAATGGTTGAAGGAGGTTGCGCGAGTTTTGCGTATAGGTGGAACATTCTACTGCTTTGGTTATTTCAGAATCTTAGTCTTGCTCATTCCTTACCTTGAATCACTTGGACTTGAATTAAGACAGCAAATTGTTATTGATAAGGGTATGCGTGTCGTAAGCGGACGGGCTACACGAAGATACAAGATGTTTCCTAACGTAACGGAAAGCGTACTCTTTATAATCAAAGACAACAAGAAATTTGTAAAGCCATTCCTCAAAGAACGCCAAGAAGCATTAGGACTGACTGCCAAGCAAATCAATGAAGCGTTGGGTGTTAAGTCTAATGGCGGTGGCATGTGGAGTATTTACACCGGCAATAACGTATGTGAGCAATTTCCTACGAAGGAGCTCTGGGACAAACTTTCCCATGTACTCTCCTTTGATTGTCCGTATGAAAAAGTCGCTCAGACATTCAATCCGCAAATAGGGGTTACTGACGTGTGGTCTGATATTAACTTCTATGAAGAAAAACATATCCATCCCACTCAAAAGCCGTTAAAACTAATCCGTAGGCTGATAAAAGCCAGCAGTAACGAAGGCGATATTGTCTTAGACCCGTTTTCGGGAGTGGGAACGACGCAGATAGGCTGCATACAGGCCAAGCGCAACTTCATCGGCTTCGAGCTCAATAAGGAGTATTACAACAAGGCTTGCAAGCGCATCAAACTGGAGCAAACACAACTCACTCTATTTTAATACAAACAACACAAAAACAACACATGAGCAACAACCGACACAAATACTTTAACAAGGTACCGCCGTTCAAGCCGGACCCTGAACACTACACACGCAAGCAACGCTCATGGAAGGCAAAGGAGACCTACGAGACCGAGGATGATGCGTGGGAATATCTCAATCAGAACCCGAAGCTACTGGCGCAAGGTATGACGGTGTATCGATGCAAGACGTGCAGCAAATGGCATGTGGGGCATAAGACGCACAGCGAATAAGGAACACAAAATCAGGATAACAATGCAGCAAGCACATAACATTTACTTAACCAAATTCCAGCAGCAGTCGCTATACATGGGAGCCAAGGACGAGCGAGTGATTGCTGCCCGTCGTGTGGGTAAGACAGACGGACTGGTGGCTCCCTATGTCTGGACGGCATCAAACTCCATGCCTGGTATGCTCGGCGCATGGGTGGCTGTGAGCCGTCAGCAAGGCTTCGGCAAGACCATACCAAGTACGATGGCGGCCATGGAGCGTATGTTCGGCTTTACGCAGGGCATACACTTCGGTTGGGGACGCCCGCCGAAACATGCCCGCGAGAGTATCTTCAAACCTAAGAACTACGACAACTACATCTGGTTTGCCAATGGTTCCGGTTGGGTCCTTATCTCGCTCTCGCAGACCGCCTCTGCCAACTCTTACACGTTCTCGGCCATGGTGGGCGACGAGGCGAGGTTCTTTCCCTATAAGAAAGTGACCGACGAGTTGATGCCGGCTCTTTCAGGACAGACGCATCCCTTGGGCGACATCAACTTCTCTGACCACAACCCGATGTATAAAAGTACGCGCTTTCTCTCGGATGCCTCGCTCACAGCCAAAGGTTCATGGCTGGAGAAGGAGGAGGAGAAGTTGGACATGACGGTGGAGACGGGTCCATTCAAAGGCAAGACCTACCGATGGGTGCAGGAGCAGTTGGAGGATTACGCCAATAAGGTGATACGCTACAACGACCTGCTGTATAACGCCAAGAAGACCTGTCACTCGGTTCATGTGGTGCCGGAAGAACTGCGCACGATGATCCGTGCCGTGGCTCTGAAGATGATGAAGCATGAGGGGCAGTTCCGCATCATGCCCAACCATGGCCAACACGTCACGAAGGGCATGGTGGAGATGGCTGTCAACTATAAACTCATTCCGCAGGAGGATGCCGAACTGATTTACGATTACGAATACCTTATCACGCCGGAAGAGGATTTCGAGATGCAGATGTTTCTGCGGTCGAAGAAATTCTCTGAAAACTATCTGCGTGAGCTGCGCCGTGTGGCTTTCTGCGTGCGCCGTGCGTCATCCCTCGACAATGTGGATATTCTGGGTGAAGACTATATTCGCCAGATGAAACGAGATTTGCCTCCGATGACCTTCGCTATTTCAATCCTCAACATCAAAGTAAAGAAGTCAAACGACGGATTTTACTCCAACCTCGACATCGATCATGTTCACGGATATATCCCCGACGAGATAGACCCCTTATCGTCTGCCAAATTTTCCACGCAAAAGGTATCGGGCATCATCGGTGGAAAGAAAGTCACGAGCGAGAGTTATCAGCCCGACTTCAAGGAGTTGGGCGAGCGCAACGACTCGCGCCAGGACTCCGACTGCATCAACTCCCTTCCTTTATATATAGCCCTCGATTACAATGCCAATATCAATACGTTGGTGGTCGGGCAGATGTACGAGCGCGACGGCATGGAATGTCTGAACGTCATCAAGAGTTTCTATGTAAAGAACGAGCGCAAGTTGCGTGAAGTGATAGCCGATTTTTCCGACTATTACGCACCGAAGCGAGCCATCAACCGTGACGTGACGTATTTCTATGATGCTACGGCAAAGCAGGGAGCATCCTATGCTTCGTCAGACGAGCGATTCTATATGACTGTGATTGCTGAATTGGAGAAGCACGGCTGGAACGTGACGGCCATTGATATGGGCGCACCAGAGAAGCACGAGGTGAAGCACAAGATCATCAACGACGGCTTGGCTCACCTCTCCTACCCTGCCATCCGCATCAACCAGGTAAACAACCCCGACCTTATCATCGCCATGCAGCTCTGCGAGGTGCAGATTTCGTACAAAGGATTCCACAAAGACAAAAGTCAAGAAAAAAAGCCAGAGAGCGAAGATACACTACCCTTGGAGCAGCGTACCGATTTTACGGATGCCTTCGATACGCTGTATCTTGGTTGCAAGTTCTTCCGTGTCGGTGGCGGTTGGTTTGTACTGCCGAGTGGCAGATAAGGGATTTTTTGAGTTTCGATATTTGAATAGAAAGGCGAAGGGCAGGCGTTATCACAACGGCTGCCCTTCTTTTTGTAAAATAATGAATAAATGTGCAATCTTTTGATATAATATGATTAGATATTACTTATTTCTTTGTTTACCATGACGATATTTGTGCGTCTTAAAAAGAGGACGAGTAAGTCTTGCGGAGACTGAGTAAAAAAACGGAGTATTGAACACCTCTGCTTTAAATCTTACCGTATAGCCCACCTTTTTTATATAACCGTTGATGTGCTTCACATCCTCCATCGTGAGGGTCGCCATTTTGTATGTCCCTCGTAGATGCAAAGACGCATACCTGCCGATAAGATTACAGAAACCCATCGAATAGTCGCTATATGGTATCGACAAAGTATCGTCTGCCACATAGAGAGTATCAATGTTATTCGACTCGTGTACCAAGAAAGCGTAACACATGACCGTCTTCCCTTTCTCACAGGGACTTTTTAAAATGGCAATAATATACGTTCCAGGATGTTCGGAATCTAAAAACTTGTAATAAATGCCGTTAGCAGCATCATAACGGTCGCGATCTCCGAGGGCAGCACTCCCCATGCTAAACTCTATATGCTTGTTCCTCTCAGCACCACTGCCCTTTACGGACAACTTGTTTATGCGCTGTTCCAGCTCTTTAATGCTCTTAGCGTGCTCGTCGAGCGTATCTATTACAGACCCCATATTGTCCATCAATGCCTGTAATAGTTTTTCTTTTAATTGTTTACACATGTCTTTTATGTTTAAAATTCACTCTTTTTCTTCCTTCAGCATTACAAGAATACTGGCAGTCTGCGCCACACGCCTCCGTTAGGCTTAAACTCCTCCTGCCATTCCCGATATTCCACTTCAAACTTTGTACCAAAGAAAGCCAAACCTTTGAGATGTAGGCTCTCGATGAATTTCTCCTGCTCCTCACGAGTCATAAAGTCGTTAGGCATGAGAATGATGCGATTGCTACGGACATGGGTGATGAACCCTGACGCAAAATCTCGATTCGTAAGCATCTTCTTAATCGCCACATAGTCGCACTTGTTTTTAGGCGAAAAGTTTATACCATTCACATAGGTAAAGAGTTGATCATAGTGGACCATTACTTCCTCGTTGAGAAACATCCATCTACCAGAAGTGTAGATATAGAGCTGCTTGATGTTTGGATAATGGCGCAGGTGTGAGCATATATCTATGATACCAGTTACATAGAATGGGTCTCCACCAGTGAGCATAACGGTATGTGCAGCCTTCAGCTCCTCTACGGTAGCCACAGGAACCGTATCGAGGTCGTACTGATTGTTGCAGCACAGGGGACAGGAGTTAGTACATGTACGGTTAATCATCAAGTGTATAGATCCCTTATCGGAGCCCGGCTCGTCTGTATATTTACGTTTTGCTGTCATTAACTTTTTCATATCTATATCTATTAGTTTTATTACTCCTAACAATATATAAGGCTTTGGCCCTTACAGGGCGCATTGCCGATTGCCATTATACCCAGGGCGATGCCCTGGGCTAAGGGCTTCTGCCCATTCAGGGCGGACTGATTATATGACCTTTGCCTTCAGGGCGTGCTGCTTCTGGAGCTGCCCGATGGGCTGTCAGATGCTTCTTGTCTATCCTGCTGTTCCTTTACCGCACTGGACGCAGGCTTCTCATAAATATCGAACTTGCGTATGGTTGGACACCAACTGAATCCGGCGGCGTGCAGCGCATTGTCTATTGTGATTTCAGTCGCAAGATCGGCTGGAATGATAGACAGGGGGACGCCATCTTGGCAGAGGTGGTCGAGATAGATACATGGACCAAAGTATATGCCGTCATTAAAACCAATAAAGGTCATACTGCCCTCTAAACCCTCAACGTCTTTGTTTTTCTTTACCATGGAATACAGGTAGATGGTTCTGTTCTCCACATCGTAGCAGTTGAAGATAGCTGCATAAGAAGCCAGTCCGCAACCAGGCTTTGCGTAGGTAAGCTCTACGTACTGACCAGACTTGAATGCCGGAAGGGGCTCACAACTTTTACGACTGGAGAAAAGAAGCCCCGTAAGCTTTTCAATTTTACGGTAAAACTCTCGGGTGTCTTCTTCGTTGAGTTTGCTGTAGCTATTGACGGGAATCTTGCACTTTTCGCCATCCGAGGTCTTGGGGCATTGTTCTATACTCTGGATTTCTGAATATCTGTCCGCAAAAACTTCCACCATCGGAGTAAAGGTGTTATAATCATCATTGTTTACCTTATCGACAATAAAGTATCTGTAGTCGTATTCGTCAGAACGTTTCACTACCGTGCCCTTGCGCCACGTCAGCACGTCCCATTTCGCTTTACTTGGATTGGGATGTATCACACAGTCGGAACCTAAAAGGTCTGAGATTTCGATGTTTCCTACCTTGAGTTTCAGGCAGCCCTCCTTATTGAACGTAAGGTAGGCGGTCTTTTGGTCGGCTTCTTTATCGGCGATGGCACAGAAAATCTCGTCATCCGTCACGTCTATCAACGTCATCCAACCGCACAGGTCGCACCACAATCGCATTCCTACCCTGCCGTATTGAAACAGAACCTCCTTCACGTTTTCTAAATTTCTCTGGCTCATAATATATACATTTAATAAATTGATTAAACATGCTGTTCTCTTTACTGGTCGCTGTCCGAACATGAAAACCAGTCCACGAGCCGCTACATAGCATTCAACTCATCCCATTTCTTCTTCATCACTCATCGGCGGG